TTTCCCAATTACTTATCATTTAACCCCGCCTTTTGGAGTATTGCATTCGCCCCGTTGCTCGTATAGAATGAGTTAGCATCTTCGCCGTCGGGGAATTGGACGACAGTAACAGGGAGTTCTCTTGCCAATGAGTTGGCAAACTCTTTCCCTGGCTGGTCTCCGTCGGCAAAGACAAAGACTCTTTCGAAATCGGCGAGGAGTCTCGTGTAATGTTTCTTCCAACTATTAGCGCCTGGCACACCAACACAAGGAACACCGACACAGGAGCTAAGAGTAAGAGTATCCAACTCGCCTTCACAAATACCAATGTAATCGCCAGCCCGCTCAATATCAAGAACATTATACATTTTAGTATCAGCGCCAGTGAGTCCCATGTACTTAGGCTCCACCGCAGGATTGAGCGAACGAAACCGTAAGTCCACAACGCCGGTCTTAGTAATGTATGGTATGCTAAGTCTGCCAGTATATATCTCATGTCCTACCTCAGCCTCTACGACTACGCCTAATCGAGCCAACCGTGCTACTTCCATTGGAATACCCCGACTTTTGAGGTAACCTTCTGCCTGATAAATGTTTGCCGCGTACTTCTCCGTGGCTCTCTCCAGTAATTCTCGTTGCGAATTCCTTTGCATCTCTAACACTTATCCCTTCACGCTGGGAGATGATTTGTAAACTGTTGCCTTGTACTCCACAGGCGAAACAAACAAAGACATTGTCGTCGAGATTGGCAGTACCACTTTGGTGCGTGTCACCGTGGAATGGACAACGGAGGTTAACTTGCCCGTGGTCTCGTCGTACTTGCGCTCCGTAGTGTACGAGTATGTCTCTGATACTGGGTAAGTCATTCATATCTCTCTCTCATCCATTGTTCCAAATCTTGTATGACCCACGACTTTTCTATGCCGTGGTTCCTGCGCTTGACTACGACGAAGGCCGGAGGCTCATGCGTTAAACCTCTAGCCTTCGCGTAGTTCTTTGCCTCAACCTGCGCTTCGTCCCAGAACGCAGGCAAGTCTAGCTTCTTTCTATTCTTCAGTTCAAGTATATAAGTCTTGCCCTGAAGGAAAACATATAAGTCACCCTCGTCTTTGGCTCCGGCTTTAGTGAGTCGCTCAGCGACAGCCTCGTGTTCACGAAGCCAACGCATTACATCAGTCTCAAACTTAGCACCTTTGCGTCCGTTAGGGTTTGCCATTATGATGCGCTCTTATCCTTCATTAGTATTCTGATTGCCCAGTCAAGTCCGTCATGTACGCCTTGCGTATAATCATCCTTAGCTGGCGGTTTGGCATCTTCAATCTTCTGTATAAACTTTCCAACTTGTCTTGTAACTTCAGCATAAGCCATCTCTTTAGCGTGAATCTCTAGGTAATCGTCATCCATTATACATTCTCCGGTATGTCGTCAACGAACATATATTCAGGGTTGAAAGCAATCCATGTCATCAAAGCCCCTCCCGCATCAGCCTTGCCATATCTGTTCTTAACAGGAGCGACGCCCATGCTTGTACCCACGACTCCGAGGGTGCAAATGAGAGCAGGTAGTTGAGCAACTTTGCCTTGTATTGCACTTCTAGGCTGACACGGAGTGCCCGGTACAGCCTCACTAGTATGATGGAGTACAAGAACAGCAGCGTTAGTAGCACGAGCAAGATACTTTAACTCCTTCATGATGGCTCGCATTGAAGCGAACTCTTCGCCACCATCGGTGGCAACATCCATTAGATTATCTACTACAATTAATTGTGGTGGGCAACCCCATAGTTCTTCGAATGCTTGAACCTCTTCGTCTATATCTTGAAGTGTAGGTGCTGACTCGAATGACCATACGATATGCCCACCCTTTGACAACACAGCCCTTGTCCAACCCAAGTCTGTGTTAAGCAGTTGCTCTACATCGCCTTGACTCTTATTAGAAATCATTGAAGCAAGTCTCATCGCCATCGTGTGTGCGTTTGTGTCGGCTGAGATATAAAGTGTAGGCACTTTACTCTTAAGCGCAAGAGCTAGGGCTAGTGTTGATTTACCTACGCCCGGTGCTGCTGCGAACATCGACACTTCGCTTCGCCGAAGAATAATCTTGTTCGACTCGAATGCTTTGAAGCACGAAGGGAGCGGCTCTCCGCCAATACTTGGACGACCAACGCTTCTGACAAGTGTACGCAATTCTTTTCCTTTTTGAAGAGAGACCGTAGCCACTCATATACAGGGTGACTACGGCTCATCTGATATCCTTATTTAGTTTACTGGCTTGCACTGGTCTGGTGTACCCTGTGGTGATGGGCATGCCCAGAACGCATACGGTTTGCCTGTGTTCTTACTGACTCCACTTCGCCAAATGCGAGCGCCATGCTTACATGTTGGAGCTGCGGTACCTGACGCTTCCGACACCGGGGTTGGTGGTGAGGAGACTGGAGGCCTTGTGCTTGTAGTGGAATCGGTAGTCGATAAAGGGGCTACATTGTACGCAGCTCCTAGCAGTTTGTTGGTGGCTACAATTTGTGTAGCATAGTCACCAATACCTTCGAGCAATACGCTGAGTTCGTCAGCAGTATTAGCACGGATGTTTATCATGTCGCCTGTGCCAGTCTTGTAAGAGACTTGCAGTTTCCATTCTTCGGTCATTACGACCCTTTCTTCGAAGTGAACTGGCAATGGTCAGTCAGACCACACCGGTTGCAGTTGTTTGTGTTGGGCAAGAATATACCAGCTTTGCGTGCTTTGTCAAAGTTTTCTACGAAGTAAGTAATCATCTCTTGTGTGTACTTGGACAGGTCAACCATGCTGCCTGTGCCCGACTGACGAGCCATCCAGTAGTTGCCCCATTGAATGTCAGCGCCAAAGACTTGCTTGATGCCAGCCTTGTAGAATCCTAGCTGTAGGCTAGAGGCAGGTGTCTGTTGTGATGTCTTCAAGTCAACAACGACTAGCTGACCATCAACATCAAAGACTCTATCGATGACCATCTTGACAGGAACACCAGCAAACTTCGGTACGATACCTAGTTCAATCGCAGGAACGCCTTCAGGCGTCTTCCAAATCTTCCAGTTCTTGTTCGTATTGCGCCAATCAACATAACTCTGTACCCACTCTGGTCCTTTGACACTCCAGAAGGAGGCGTCTTCTTTGTTAGGATATTCTTTTGTAGCCCTGCCACCAACCCTAAGCGTTGATAGGTCGACGTCTTTCGTGTACTCATTCCATGCCTGTTCCCATAGTTGTTTACTCAACATGTTGTCTATCCCAATCTTCAGTTGCCTTGTGAAAGGCAGAGCCACCAGCTGACCATACGGCAGGCTGTTCAGGAATCTCAAGCAGTCGCCCGAGGTAGTACAAGTAACCGCAGTCGATGTATGTAGTCAGTGCTGAGTACGATACATGCTCAGGTATCTTGTAGTCATCAGATAGATATACTCCCATAAGTCCTTTCAAAAACCTTGTGTGTATATATTATATATATTATAATTATATTTATATATATTATATAAGACCCCTACGGGGTCTTTATATTATTTATATTATATAATATATATATTATACACTGACTGTGGAGAAGCTGTCAAGGTATATTCTACTTATTGGGGAAACACAAAAGACCCCCCTTCCTAGGGTGATTACCTTAGGTTGGGGGGTTTAGTGTCTCTAATGGCTTTCTAGGGCCATTTAAAGGGTATTCTACAGGCTAGCGTGAGCCTCTTCCGAACTCTGATGCGGATGGGTCGAGCCACTTTAGGACAGGCCCGAGGAACCCTGCGAGGGCTGCCATGCCGAGTGTCTTGAAGTCGGTCTCGCCAGCGAGGTAGAGTGCGATAGCAGCAGAGGCTGCAGCACGGAACCAGGTCAGCGATACTTGCTTTAGTGCTTCCATTTATTTTGCCTTTCGTTTGGTATTGTGAACCAGACAGCAGGTACAGACTGGCTGTACTGTCGTCTTCTTCTTAGGTGCTGGCTGCAAGGCAGCCTTTACCTGATTCACAATCTTAGGTTGATTCATCCACCAGAACCAAGGGCTAGTATCATCAGCCATATGAGGGTGGATAGAAACATGAAGATGCTTAGTGTGAGGGTTGCTGCCACTGTAAGGACGATTGCCAGACTTAGCATGCTTGCGCGACCAAATTTTTTTATTGAAGATAAGGTAGGAAACCCGCTCATCTTCTTTAAGCTTTTCGAATATCTCGGCACAGTCAATCCCATTCTTGGGGTCGTGTGTCAAGTCGACAGCAAGCCCGGTGTTATGGTCTGAGTTAGGACTAATCTTTAGATGAGCAGCAGAAGGTAGCAGTCCATCGCTCGCCTTCATACGTTTCGGAGCAAGAGCACTCGCCTGTCGCAACAGAGCGACGGCAGCAGGAGTGGCTTTCCCTGTCGTGGGTTTCTTCATACTGACTCACTTTCGTAATGCTTCCTTAACCAAGTCTGTTAGTAAATCTACTTTAGTTTCTAAACCATTAACCTTGTCCTTAAGACTGGAGCCACCGTTGGGCTTAAGTTCTGACAAGTAATGTTTAGTTAGATGCTTAACACCCATAGCCAATGCTGATACGAGTGTCACAATAGATACGGCTATTCCAGCCCAGTCTGCAGGTGTCATTTATACGGTCCTTATGGTCATCTCAATGATGCCACCGTAGCCAGAGAACCCTCTGTCCGGTGGCGTAGCGCGAACGAAGTTGATTTGCTCAATGACAACCTGTCGTGATTCGTCAGTTGTCAAGTCTTGCCAAGTAACAATATCACCATTCTGCTCAATAGTCTCAAGCTCTGATAGTCTATCGAAAGCTCTGCCTTCGTATCCTACTGTGACATTGTACCTGTCAGTCTCCACGTCAAAGCAATAGACGGGAAATCTAATAGCTCTCTGCCGAGGCGTAGCAATAGTTGCCTTGGCTTGGTAGCCCTTGAACACAGGGCCCTTGGTATTATCAGTTCCGTCCCGATATAGAATAAACTTATAGCCTAGGTATTCTTGACTGCCGCTAGGTGTGTTAGTTGTGACTTCGACTGGTGGTACGGTAGCACTGTATGCAATCAAGTCAAACTCTGTGCCGTCAGCAGTGACGGTTTCAAGGGTCATTGAGCCATAGGTAAAGTCACCGCGTCCTAGTAGACGCTTGAAGTTCTTTGGCTCCAGAGTGTTGTAGCGAATATAACCAGTGGTCAAATAACCATTTGTGTTAAGCACATCCTCTGATTCCATATAGGCATAGCCAACACTACCTGCAGCAGTGCAGAAAAATATTCTATCTGTAGTTCCAATTAGTGATACGGCTGTAGTTGAGTGACCAGTTACTCCAGATTGATATAAGTCATTAGCATAGGCAAAACGCAACGGAGACAACTCATTGCCTAGGTCAATACGAATAACTCCAGGGTTGCCATCAACGCCAGTAGCACACCAGACATAATGGTCTCTACCTGTAAATCCATAGACAGGTTGTTCTGTTTCAAAAATAAGAGGACCATAAATAAGCGAGCCATCATCTCTAACTTCAGCCACACGTACACCTTTATTGGTGCCTATCATCATATAACCTAGATAGTAGAAGATGCAGTAACTGAGTTCCCCTGCTGGGAACTCTGCTGCTGTAATAGCAGAAGTAAGAGTAGGCATAGCGCCAGAAGAATTCAGAGTAAACTTCTGAATTGTAGACTGGATGCCATTAAATCCAGTAACATAAATTGCTGGACCTGATGCTGTGACGCTTGTATAGACGTGATATGTAGAAGGATGTGTATATACAGGTGTTGGCAATGCTGTTGCGCTACCTGAGAATTCATATACCTTGTTGTCAAAACAGGCAACAATACGTTCCTTCACGAATTCCATAACAGCATTGGTTACGGTAACACCAGTAACATCAAACATCTTAGTAGGAGTAGTACCTGCGTGCTCATCAAGTGACTTCTTATAAACAGTAAGTTTTGTAGAACCACCAGAGGTAACATTGGTTACCCAGTAAGCAGTAGTTCCATCATCGCAAATAGCATAGACTCGGTCTTCTGCTCCGCTATTGTAATCAATAAAGTGGGTTAGATTACTTGAGGCTGTACCAGTTGCTGCTTGTGAGGCTACATTGCTTGCAGTCTTGGCATAGGTAAATGTAGTTGGGGTTGGCACTGAAGTAATGGTGTACTCACCATCAAAGGTAGCGTCTACTCCAGATACTTCAACAGTCATAAAGGCTCTAAGCCCGTGATTAGTGCTAGTGGTAAGAGTGGCTACGTTGCTAGTTAAAGCCTTGTTACTAACAGTTGCAGTAATGGTTGGGTATAGTTTGTCTACATCATACTCATCGTGCAGTAATACACAATCAATACTATCTACGTTAGTGACAGTACCTGTTGGGCTAATAGCAGTTGATGCTACGTTTGTAGCAGTCTTAGCATAAGTAAAGGTTGTACTACTAGGTGTAGTTGTAATCATATAAGTACCATTAAAGGTATCGTCAACACCAGTAATAGTGACTGTTATACCCGCAGAGAAATTATGAGCAGCCGCTGTTGTAATAGTCGCAACATTAGATGTTAGGGCTTTGTTAGTAGCAACAGCAATACCATTCCATTGAACTGCACGTGCTAACTGCCAAGGTCTACGGCTTGGTGAGATAGTTCCAGTAATAATATGGGTTTCGTCTACATCATTAAGCAGAGTTACCTGTCCCTCGGTCCAGATGTCTACGCCTTTACTGTCCTTAAATCTAAACGTACCCTCACCAGGGATAAGAGCTGGGTCATAGAATTCTATACCAGAGCCATCTTGGAATGATGACTGGCTACGAATCCACCAACCAGTTAAGCTCTGCTCTCCTGGCTCTGTCTGATTATCAAACTGTTCCTTACGGTAAGGCGCAGTCTGTCGGATATAAGGACGCTGGTCGGATATAGCATAGATAAAGGGCATGCCCCCAATAGCTACATCGTAAGCTACGTCGGTGTTCTGCCACACAGATGTGTCAGCTAGTACACCAACGTCAACAGCAATAGCCCGCGTTGCACGTCCCTCGGTAATATCACGACCAGCCACTTATTCTCCTAGCCTTGTTGTTCTTGAAGTTGTTTCTTTAATTGTTCGTTAGTCCAGTACATAGCGTAGTAGTCATAATCCAGACTGAATCGCTTCATATGCTTGACTATCGCCCCAGTATGGGCGTGTAGTGGAATACCTGCTGCCTTCATACGTCGGAAGAAGATGATGTCTTCTCCGATAAAGTGGTCATCCTCACCGTCACCAGTCTCCATAAACATACCCTTGCCAGGGTTTGCTTCACGAATCTTTGGCACGATTGACTTGTGCATTAAGACAAAACCAAAACCTGCATTGTCAATCTTGATGACTTCATTGTCGGGTAGAGGGTGAACGTACTGAATCTGATACTCAGATACGTCATTGAATAGCACAGGGAAGGGCTTCATCAGACTGCCTTCATTCTCCTTAGAGATGAAGTAGACACCGCTAACAACAGGACGGTTAATCTTGTCTGCTGTCTTCCAGAGTTTTTGCATTGAGTCTAGGTTCAGCACTATGTCTGAATCTACCCAGAGTAGCCAATCAGTCTTAAGTTTATCTGCCCAATGGTCAAAGAGTACTTGGCGTTGTCTGCCAATCTGATTGCCTTGGACTCTGATAGTGGTATGTATCGGCATACCATTGGCTCCGCCAGCAACAAGTGCTGTGGCTAGTCCTTCGGTAAACTTGCCGTCAGTTGTGCCGTTGTCACACCAGCCGATTGCTACAGTTTCATTTTTTTGAATCATTGTCCCCTTGCTTTCTTTACTTGCCTAGTGCTGCGATTTCTTCTGCGGTTAGACCGAGTGCTGCAAGTTTGGCTTCGGCTGCAGCCTTTGCTGCTGCCTTTGCTTCTTCTGCTGCGATGCGTTCTGCTTCTGCTACAGCGAAGGCTGCTGCATCTGCTTCTTGCTGAGCGATTTCTTCAGCAGTAAGTTCTACCTCTGTGGTGACTCCTGTTGAGCAATCTACTACGAGTTTTGTTGGCATTTTTTCTCCTTATGAGTTCTTTATTCCGTAAAGGGTTGCGGTTGAATACTGAATCCAAACATTTGTATTTGGGTACAAAGAAATACTTGTTATTGCAGATGAGTTAGACCAAAGACCTGCTGTCAATGCCATCCACTGCACAGTAGAATTACTTTCCATAACATTATCAATACTTAATGATTTATTGTTGCTTGAAGTGTAATTAGGAATATAAATAATATCATTGCTAAATGTGTTTGCAGTTGGTGTTGCTCCTCCAACTATTCCACAAAGCAGACGGTCGGTATAACTAGTTCCAGTTACTGCTGTTGGGTCACTGGAATCTTTCAAAAGATATCTTCCAGAATATCCAGAAGTTGAACCATTGAATCTGAGGTAAAGTTCAATACCATTATTTTGATTTCCGCGTATAGAACTTAAAATCAATAAATCAGTATACCCCGTCTGCGGAATAGAAGTAAAGTCAATGCTGCTAGCCCCACCGCTACCCACAGTCACAGTTGCAATTGCTTCATAAGTAGTAGCCATTTGTCACGCAGCCTTTATTCCGTAGAGAGTGAAAGTTGTTGTTGAATCAAAATTACCGCTAACACCCGTAAAGGTTACAGAAGTAATTGCTGCTGTGTTGCGCCATAAATACACATAAGCGCCCACACCTGTTCCTGCTGCATTC